TTGAGCCTTCAGGCCGTGATCGTCCGCGCTGTTGTGGCGGATCTTCTCGCGATCGCTTTTGACGTGCATCTGTACGAATGCCTTGGTGATTGGCATCGGATCCAATAGCGGTTTTCTGTTCATGATTTCTTACCCTTCTGGGAGGCTGCGTGGATCATGTCAGCGAACCACATGCAGCCGTCCATAGCTTTGAACACTTTCTCGCAGTGATCGCATAGCCTGATCAGGACCCCAGCTGTTGGGAATGCCGGCGCGAAGTCACCGCATCGCCGGCACCTGGCCATCGATGCCTCGACGTGTAGTTTCTGTTTTTCGACTTCCTTCATGCCAGGCCAGGGACCTTCCTCCATTTTCGTCAGTTGCTTGTTGGCGTTGTATAGCTCGTCCATGTTGGCGATTGTTTTGTCTACCAAACCTTCGTTTGGGCGGGGAGTTTTCTGGTCGTCACTTGCCATGGTTAGAACCTCTTGAATCGCACGACCTTGCCGTGCTGGTAGATGGGGATGGACCTGGTCTCGCCGTTGCGTTGCAGCATGCCGGCGTACAGCAGAGCCTCGACCACCCGGTCGAAGCCCTGCAGGTCCACGTAGTAGCGGTCGTCGTGCGGGATGACGTTCATGCCGCCGGCTTCACTGTTGCGGAGATCGTCGCACATGTCGATCGTGGCCAGCTGGCCGTAAGCCTGGCCCATCAGGATCCAGAGGATTTTCTTGGCGTCATCTGACTTGATGGAGTCGGTACCGAACTCGCGAACATGCGCGGCCAGGGCGGTGGCAAACGGGATCGGATTGCAGGGGAAGCAGTCGCCATCGAATGCGGTGTAGACTTTATCTTCCAACATCTCTTTTCGCTTTGCGTCATTCATGCTGCTGCCTCCAGGTCAGGGGTGAATACCCACTCGTCGGGGTCCACCTCGATGATCGTGTAGCCGAATTCCTTGACGGCGATCTCTTCGGATCTCTCCCGGCCGAGCCTTCCATAGCTGGGAGTGTAGCCGGTCAGTTGGCGGAACAGATGTGCGCGGAATTGATTCGATGTGTGGGTGGCGGTCTTGCCGAGCGGGTACACGCGGATGGTTTTCTGTTTGGTCTTGATGATGTGCTCGGCCGCATCCTTCGCTAGATCTCGAACGTCCCTGACGCCAGGCGATTGTTTGCGGCAGGGCCGCGGGCCGCCGGCAAGCTCGCCACTCTTCAGGCGCTTGCGGTCAGATTTGAAAACGCGATGGCCGATGGCCTGGGCGTAGTGCTTGGCGACCTTCGCGTATTCGGCAAGCTTGAACGAGTCTTCGCCGATGCAGACACGGATCCAGCCGTTGTCTTTCCTTATCTCTAATTCGTAGTTCATTCCTTTGCCTCCGTGTTGTCGCCGAAACATGAGCGGTCATCGTCTTTCAGCGCGCTGTACCAGGCGCCGCATTTAGTGCACGGATTGCCAGTGCAAACGCCGTGCGGGAATATGTTTTTCTCAGGGACCGGAAGTCCGGCCATCCTGGCGTAGTCTCTGAGCGAGTGCTGCAGGGCATTCCATGCGCCACGATAGGCTGCGCGACGGTATGCCCTTGGGGATTCCTTCACGCCGCTGGTGAGCCTGATGTGGCGTACCATGCTGCGGAATGATGAGTTGACCGGGCAGTCTCCGATTAGGTAGGCGTAGCCGTTCATGACTCTGCCTTTGGAATTGAATCGGTATCGATGAACGCGAGCCAGCGGCTGGCGATGATCTGGTCCCAGACAACGGTCACGAGCGACACGTTGTCGCCGCGGTCGGTGATCTGGAAATACTTCTCGCCACCGACCACGTCGGTGTCTGTGATGTAACGCATAACGATCCAGCTGCGCGTGCCGTTGCCGCGGACCCTGCCGTCGCGGTCTTGGTAGGCGACGGCCTGGCTTTCGGTCGCGCCCTCGAGCACGGAGAACAGATCGCTGAAGCGCGTGGCTGAGGGGAAGCCCAGGTCTTTGCCAACGATCTTGGCGAGTTCGATTTTCTTCTGGGCGGTGTTCACGATGCGATCTCCAGGGTGAGCTTGTCTTCCAGGATCCCTTCGATGATGGGCTGGATGTAGCGGTGTTCGACGACGATGCCTTTCTGGCCCCAGGTCTGGGTCTCGTCGGTCGTAGGGATTTTCTCTTCCACCCAGGCATCGGCTGCCTCGGTGATGGGATTCAGAATGAAAATGTTGCCGGCATTCAGTACGGTGAAATCTGTGCTCATGATGTCTCCTCGAGGGGCAGCTGATACGGGCGCTTGCCGAAGGCAAACTTCTCGTCATCGTCGCTGACTTCCAGGGTTGCGCGTAATGCGATGCGGTCGCCGACTTTGGTCTCGCCGGCTGAGGACGGGATGGTCAGATAAACTTTCCAGCCGTCATCAGTTTTGACGACGCCTTTCAGCTGATCGCCGTAGTAGCCCTCGACATATTTCTTGGAGAGCAGCGTACCTTCAAATTCAACGCGACCACTCGGCGCCGGCTTGGCCGCGGCGCTCTCTGCGTCCCACTTAGCCTGCGTCTCTTTGGCCTGGTCGATGTCGTTGATGAGCTTGTGCAGGTAGTCGCCTTGCGGATCGCTGAGGTTGCCGTAGCGGATGACATTGCGAACGATGTCGACCAGCGTGTAGGCATTGTTTTGGGTCCGTTGGCGCAACGATCCGTGCAGGCCTTCGAGTAGCTTATCGCGTGACTCGAGGTCATCGTCGGCGGTGTCCAGGATGTTGAACAATTCCCAGGCGCGGGGAAGCTCGGCCTCTTCCAGGATGTGCTCGGCCTTCAGCTTGCCGGACTGCAATTCGTGTGCGCCCTTGCGAGCGGTACGCCAGTTACGGAAAGCGCGAGCGTCTCCGATGGCCATTTTCTCAGCGCAGTCGAAGCCGATGGTCAGATAGGAATTCGTGCTGCGGTGGTAGTAGATAGCGTGATCGATGAACCAGGCGCCGCAGACGTGGCAGTTGCCACCGTGCTCGTGACCGGAGAACTTGCCGCCGGTCTCTTCCATGTGCCGGCGGAAAATTTCGCGCTCGTGTCTGAGCGCTGCGAAGTCGATGATGTCGCCACCCTTCGGGGTGTAATGGCAGGCTACGAAAACGTAGTCTTCCGGTTGGATGGCGCTCGGTCTGTGGATGTCTGTGCGTGCCATGATGCCCTGCTAATTTGCTACCCTTGAGTGAATAATACAGCAATACTACAGCAAGTCAATGGACCTGGGTCACTCTTTGTACCAGCCATCGAACCAGGGTCCGCGCTTCTCGGTGCGTGCCTGGCCTTCGGCACTGGTGCATGTTTTCCACGAGGTCTCCGGATCGGCGCAGTGTTCCTCCACCTGCTCGAGAGTCAGGCCGGTCTCGAGGGTCTGCTTGTTGTCGTGGTCCTGGAAAAATCGAACGATCTTGTAAGTACTCATAACATTCCACACCCGTCGCAGCGAGGGTACCCCTCGCCGGTATCTACAGTCCGGCTGCCGCCACACGGCACGCCGAAAAAGTTAACGTAGCAGCGATCAAATTGCTCACAGAAATCGAAGAGAGCTTCGATCTCGGTCGCTGCACAATTGATGATTTCGTTGTCGCCGTCCGGCGCACCGTCGTATGAATTGTCGTCCCAGCACGACCAGCCGATGGGGGTCTTTTCGGTGAGCAGGGATCCGGTGTGAGCGACCTTCGCATCGCGACCAGGGTCCACGGTCTCGGCGTACGCTGCCGCGGTCTCTCGAGTCGGGAACTTCTCACTCGTGGCGAACACGACGACCTGCTCGAGCACGCCATCCTTTTCGACCAGGTCGGTGCAGGTCACTCGGAATGGATTGATGCTCATCGCTGATAACTCCGGTAGGCTTCGTAGATCTGCTTTTTTTTCTGGATGCAGGCATCTGCGACCGCGTCAAAGCTTTCAAAGGCATGCCCATCGACGCCCTCGGTCCAGGCGATATCACGCACCTGGTGACCGTATCGGATCGTGGAGCCGTCGCCGTAAAAGTTCATCAAGCAGGCGGCGGCTTCCGGCTCTTTGCAGGCGGCCTGGTACTTGCCCTTGTCGTCGAATACTTTCCATTCTGGTGATGCGGCCATTACGCTACCTCCAATTCGTAGGGTTTATTCCAGCGGCCGACGTTGATCTCGACATACCAGCCAACGTCGTGGTAGTCGTTCGGTCAGGAACTCGAGCGCCTTGCCGGTCCAGTGATCCTTGATCCAGTACGGATTGATCTGCTCGTGGCCAGTCCACTGGACATCGCGCCTGGTGTTGGCGGGTGTCGGTGCCCGGCTGTTTCCGAAGTCGATCTCGCTGGACCTGATGTTGACGACCAGGGTGGAGTGATGGCGAACAGCAATCGAAGCCTTCACGCCGTACTTTTTCAGTGCGGCCTTGATGCCGGTCGATAGTTCTTTCTTGCGGTCCTGGCTCATGTAGGCCATGTCAGATCTCCTCAAGCTCGTGGATGGGTGGGCAGAAGGTGTCGTAGTCCGGATACGGCCACCAGCCGGGGATCGAGTCGACCTTGATCTCCGCGGCGTCATCAGGGACTACTTTCTTGCCGTCGACATAGAATGGTTGCGACGGGTAGTGGGTGACCACCGTCCCGGTGACGGTGCGCTCGGGCTTGTCTTCGCGAGTGAAGCGAACACGTGTTCCGATGTCAGGCATTTTGTCCATTGGGTTCCTCGTTGAGTTGCCATGCTTGTAACTGCAGGATCGGATCGTTCGGGCGGAGGATGAAATTTTTCGCATTGGGCAGGCACGTCTGCTCCAGGGGTGTCATGCAGGTGTTGCAGCGTGCGTTATACAGCCGGCGCCCGTGGCCAGCTTTCCATCTGTAAGCCACGATGCGCTTGAAACGCTTCGAGCACTTCGGACATTTGCCGGTGGTCAGCTTCATTTGTCGTAGCTCCAGCGCCGATCGCCAGTGGCGGCGGCGCAATCTCGGTGTGCCAGGTCAGTCGAATCGACCAGCAACGTGTCGGTGTAATTCGTGTACTCGGCGAGGTCCGCGGCCGGCGTACCGGCCGGGATGATTTCCTCACACAGTGTGCAGCGGGTGTCATTCTCGAGGCTCATACTGCTTCCTTGAGTGATACATTGCGGAGCCAGAACCAGCGCAATTCGCCTTGGGTGCCTCGCTGGAATGGACCGCCCCGTACTCCATTGATTCGTGTTCCGTAGATAAAGCCGTCGTCCTGATAAAATTGGTCGGTCCCGACTTCGATCACGTCGAGCGAGACCGCATATTCACAGCCGCTTCGAGTCACGACGCGAATGTGGTTCGCGTCATCCTTGTAGCGGGGATCGTCGAAAGCAGCGACCGCGTCTTTGGTTTTCATTAGTAGCTCCCCACGTAGGTGTAGCCGCCGATGGTGGTCTGATAGCGCCAGGAACCCGTGAAGCCAGAGTTCGGCAATTCGTACTCGATGCGGCACCTGGTCGGCGTTACCTTGATTACCCAGCACTCGCGGATCGCCTGGTTGATTTCCTGCTCGAAGGTGTTGTCGCCCTCGTCAGTTCTGTGACCATTCAGGAAAACTGCGATCACGCGCTGGACGCGGTCGGCCGGCACGTCGTACAGGGTGCCGCCGTTCTTTTCCTGGCGCAGATCTATCTTCGGATCCGAGAAGTCCAGGTTGAAAGTGTCGGGCTTGTTGCCCGTGCGGATTGCAACGATGCGATCGTTGCGCGGGTTAGTAACGTGAGCCGGATGACCCGGCCCACATTCTTGGATTGCGTCAGTGATTTTCGTATGCATTAGGCGGCTTCCTTGACGGTGTCCAAGTGCAACCCGAAATCCCGTGCGTGCCTCTGAGCGGCGGCCTTCGCAAACTGGAGGTTGTAGGATTCGAAGGTGACCCAATGGGCGGCGACCTTCCCGTAGACGTGACTGAACAGTGCTTTGTATTCCTTCATGACGTTTTCCTCGCTGAGACCTTGACGCTATCGACTTCGATAGTTGAGGTGTTACCGGCAATCAGCTGCTTCGATGCGCCGAGCTTCTCGGCAATGCGCTTCCAGGCAACTTGCTTGCGGGTGGCGTGAACGTGGACAGAGCGGAAGAGATCGCCTTCGATCTCGCCTACTCCAGATTTGATGATGATCGCCTCGAGGGCTTTCTTCTCTTCGTTAAGCTCAGCGATCTGAGCCTTCACAAGTCCGAGGTCATCGGAAGCTTTGATCAGCTTCGGTGTGATCCGTTTTGCCATGATTGGTCTCCTGTATACTGTGATTTGCTACCCTGAAACCAACATTACTACAGCTTACTACAGCAGTCAAGGGCATGGGGGGTGAAATTTGGAGGTCATTCGTGGCATGATCGTGACCAGCGTGAACGCTACTGTTGAGATCCTGGTGCCCAGCTACAAGGCACGGCTGCCAGGGTGGACCAGGATGGAGGCCGCCGGCAAAGTGCTCGAGGAGATCGGCCTGGAGGTTCAGGGTGCAAACAGAATCGAGATTAAGCCCGTCAGCGAGGGAGACTCCCTGATGATCTGGCATCAATTCCCAGGCGACGATAATCGCGCTTCCCAGGTATTCGGGTTCGGTACTGATGACTGAGATCGATCGACACAATGGCCGCGGCTGGCCGAAGACCAAGCAGCAGGATCTGCTGTGCATGGCGATCGTCATCGAGGGATTGAGTCCTGTCGATGCCGGCCGCAAGGCGGGTTACTCAGAGACCACCGTCAGGAAGAAAATACCATCGCTGGTGAAACAGCTGGCGCCCTACATTGCCCATCTCCGTGAGGCCAAGGCCGATGTCATCCAGCGCAATTTCGATGTCACGGTCGACGCCGTCGTCGAAGAGCTTGCGGCGATGGGGTTTGTCAATCCAAAGGATTACCTTAAGGTGGTCGAGTACCGCGGCGCCGGCATGGTGATCGGCAAGTCGCCACTCGAACTCACCGACGAGCAGGCGCGAGCCGTCGCCAGGTGGGACCGGGTCAAAGTGATCGTCGACGGTGGCTACGATTTTGATTACCAGTACACGTTCCACGACAAGCGCCAGTCGCTCCGCGACATGGGCCAGCACCTCGGAATGTTCAACGAGAAACTGATCCTCGAGCAGCGCATCACCAAGACCTACCGGGTGGATCTGTCCCAGGTGCCAGATGGCGTACTTGAGAAATGGATGGGCGAATTGAAGGAGCACGCAGCCCAGCTGCCAGATAAGGCCGCTCCGGCGACCATCGATAATGAGACCGGTGCCCTATCGTGAGGAGGAAATCATGGCAAAATGGATAATCAGAATTGTGATCATCGTCCTGCTACTGGGCATGATCTATGTGTTTGGCACCGGAGCCTTAATGGCTCTCAAGGGAGGCCACCCGTGAAAATTAAGATCGCTTTACTCGCCTGTCTAAATTTAGTCTTCGGGCTAAATGTCGCGCATGCCGAGCACGATTCCTTCTGGTATGCCTACCCGATGCCGCAGGCCTATCTCTATGTCCAGGATCCAACGCGGTACGCGCTGTGGAGCGCGCACTACGGCGATCGCCAGGCTCGCGTGCCGATCGGATATCCGCTCTATCTGCCTGTCGTGTCGACGCATGATCGTGGCCGGCTTCGCCGCCGGGCATGTGAGATCAGAATTTTGAGCGGCAGGCCATGAGCGAGCCTAGCAGGCATGACATGTTTGCGCTGGCGGAGACGCTGGAAATAGAGTCGCGATTTCTTCGCGGGATTGATACACTCCGGCAAACGCACGGAGGGTACCGTGATGCCGAGCAGGTCGAACAAGCAAGCCAGATACATGGCGATGATTGCGCACAACCCGGAGAAGGCGCGCAACAAAGGCCCGTCCCAGGCAGTCGCTAAAGAGTTCACCCAGGCCGACCAGCGATCCGGCCGACTATCCAAAGCAATGAGAGGATCCACACGTGGGCGCTAGTCGCGACTGCGGCGAGTTCACCGTGCGCCTGTCGGTCAGGGCCGGCATTCATGGCATCGGAATGCGTGGCATCGATCTCACCCTGGAAACCAAAGACGCTGCAGCCGCGGCGCTCGCCGAGCTTCAGGCGAAGCATGAAGAAAAATTACTGGATGAATTTTGCAAGGCGATCGGCTGGACCAAGGCCAAGAGCACGGCAGCGGCCAAGGCGCGGATTGCTGAAGAGGATGCGCTGCGTGATGCTGACGCAAAGGCGAGGAGGGAATACCGAGCGCGACGAGCGAAAGCTCGAGTTTAGCGTGCTGACGCAGTGCCCAGTACTGCGTGAGCGCGTTCGACGAGAGGCAAACAACTGCAACGGGCGATGAAGGGAGCGAGTAGCTCCTGGTAAAGAACGGTTCGGTGATGACCTGTGATGGCTTAGGCTGCGGCCAATGATAGCTGGAGGCACCGCGAGAGGCCGCTGGGGAAGGGAGACCGTACTGTACCCAGCCATCAGCCCACCTGAGATACATGGCTCTCATACGCCGAACGCGCTCCTCGATCAACTGAAGGGGGACACGACATGGACTTTTTCAAGAAATTTGGCAAGCAAGCAATCGCCGTCGCCGTAGTCGCTGGCATCATTTTCTTTGTCTGGCCAGGCGCCACGCTGCTGTTCTTCGGCGGCATGGCTGCCGGCGTAGTGCTGGGCAATCTATACGAGCCGCTCGAAGCAGCGGTGGAGAAATTTCTCAGCAGAATGTAGGAGGGCATCATGGGCCGCAGGAAAAACCTGAAGCAACGGCAAGCGAACGCTGCCGGACGGGCGCGCAACCGAGCGCGTGAGGCAGCAGCGCCAGCAGCGCCGGCAGAGGAGTCAGGTGGCGGCACCGATCCTGAGATGGAAAACGAATGTCCGAAGTGCGGTGCGCTACCCGGTCACCCTTGCGTGACGCCGAGCGGCAACCCGACCAGGACACACAAAGCTCGAGGGTGATAGTATCCGCGAGTGATCACAAACCATTGTTGGAGGGCCACAATGGACGAGCGATTAAAACCAGGGCAGCTACACGAGACGCCCGAGAAGGCCGATCCTTTGGACACGTATCCAGAGGAAGCCGGCGGCGAGAAACTTAACTGCGGATTCAGGAAGGAAGAGAACTGGCCGCACTACCCGCCTTATAACGATCTCGACGATCCCCCGTACAAGACACGAGCGGCCGATGAAGGCTCCTCAGCTACACTGCGGTCGGAGCGCCAGGGCAAAGCGGAGAGCGGTGGCTACGACGATTCCCGGTACGGGAAGGTTCGTGATTTGCCATCGCAGAAGTAATGCCTGAGAAACTGTCAGATCGTGCGGTGCAGCGTATCGCCAATGCGGTTGCTGCGGGTATCAGGGAAACCGTGGCCGAACCAATCCCCACCAAGAAACTAGCGAAGAAAAAGTCAGTTGCCCAACGACGCACTGAACGCAGGACGGCTCAGTCGAAGAAGGCGCCAAAGGGTGCACGCGAGAAGATTGGTCGTGCTCTTGAGTCAGCCATGGCGACTGAACCGGGAAGGAAAGTTGCGCGTGCTGTTGGTGGATACGGCGGCAAGAAAAAGAAAAAGCAAACGCGAGGCGCTGGATTCGGTGGAGCGATGCCGATACCTGGCCGCGGCGGCGAGGTCTCACGTGAGCATGGAACCGGCCTTACTCGTACGGAACAGTCGATGCCGCTGTACCATAGGAGCGAAAGGTTCGAGCCGATTCCCAAGAAGCGCAAGAAGCGCAAGAAGCGCGGCAAGGTCAAAGTGTAATGGGTGACCGCCGATCAGATCGTTTGGCTAATGCTGGGCGCCAGATGGGCAAGCCGGTGCGGAAACCGAAACCTAAAAAAGAATTCGATCCGAAAGACATGTCGCCGGAGCGCAAAGCGGAGATCGCGAAGGCGGCCGAAGAACTTTGGGGTACCAAGTAATGCCACAGCACACAGATCGTAGAGCAGAGCGCAGGACCAACGCAGGCAGGCCCGACAAGCCTCCGAAGAAGCCGCCGGGGAAACCTCGGCCCCCCAGGATAGGGGCGCCGAAGAAACCACCGTCGTACGGTGCTCCAATGGATCCGCCAAAGCCCAAACCTCCAGGTGCGAAGCGCCCGAAACCGGGTCCTGCGAAACCTGAGGTCCGACGCCGCGAGATTGAACGTCGCGTCGAGGAGGGTGGACGCGCCAGCCAGGCGGCTCGCGCAGAGCAAGCCAAGCGGAGCACAGCACCGAAGCCAACGCCGGAGACTATCGGCAAGCCTGGTCGCTCCACGTATGATGTATTGCGTGAGCGAGGCAAGGACATTGATGAGGCCGCGGAGAGGACGCAGAAATAATGCCCTCTTCGCGGTCAGCCAAAGAGATCTGCAGGGACTTCGGCGAGAAGGATGTTGCATGCAAGATCGCCAGGCGGCGTGAGAAACGCAAAAAGGAACGCGAGGCCGAGGAAGGTAAGACCGAGGCAGAAACACCTGAAGAGGTCGAAACGCCTGCCGATCCTGTGAAGGAGCGCGACAAGTACATCGAGGACATCGTCAGCGGATCTCAAACAGGGAAGACTTAAGCCCGAACGAAACGCGAACGAAACGCGAACGAGAAACGAACGGTCGTTCAAGTCCAGACAAGGTCACGACATGAAGAGACGAGGATTCCTGAAGCGCCTGCTTGGCGTAGCCACCGCAGCCGTGGTGAGCGAGAAGGTCATACCTGATGACGGCGTAGCGCTGCAGAGCGCGGCGCATCCTGGCAGCCAGTCATTCGGCATGGCGCCACTGAAACCTGAAGGCGGCACCATCCCGTATGATCTGAGCGAAGAGTCGCTCGAGGCTGCCTGCATTGAGATACAGAAACGGCGCCGATGGATACGGTCTGATCGGCTGTACGATTGGATGCGCCGCGTGATCGACCCTGAGCAGATTGACGCACGCCAGGGAGACGATGGCGAGATGTATCACCTGCTGCAATTCAAGAGCCATGACGACGCATGACGAGAAGCCTCGAGCACTAGCCGGCGTACCAGTACGCACCTGGATCTGGGTGGTGATCGTGATGGTGCTCTTCTGGCTGATGACGGGGTACCTGGTGCTACGATGAAATGCCTGGTGATCGTGAAGGATGGCCAGCTGGTACTGCGCAGCACGCCAGGCGTCGAGACCGCCTGCATCGTCGACGGGGAGGACGTCGACCTGCCTGATGACTGGGCAGATCTACCCGTGAGAGTAGTGCACATCGTGCCCGTTAGGCTCGAAAAGGACGTTTTTGAGCAAAATGACCCTCAAAATTGGGCACCACAGTGCCCTGAAACACAACTCGCGGCACCCAACACCCAAGTACAGCACTCTACAGCCCGATTATCTGAGGAAGAGATCGAGGAACTGAACGAGAAGGAAGAGAAGACCAGGCGCCGCGTGTCCGCTAACCTGATGTTTCATCCCTACTGCTTCGACTGCGGTGATAACCATGCACCAGGTATGTGCCCGGGTGACTTCGAGATCCGCAAGTGAACTGGCTCAAGGTCGTAGTGGTCTATTACATCCTGGGCTACCTGTTGGTCGGTCGCATCCTGGTCGACGTGTTCGACCTGGTCACCTGGGGGAACATGATCGGTTTATTCATCGGTTGTTGTATCGGTCATTACTTAGGTAAAATAGACAGCGGTGGGTTACAGGTAGGCACAAGTAGGAGCCGGAAAGCGTGACACGCACGACGGGAACACGATGGAAGTACGGGGCAACGATCAGCATCGGGCTGAACTTAAGCAACTGAGCAGGCTGCTCGGAGGGTACGCTATTGTCATCGATGAAGAGATCCCGGAGGACGAGATCCACGTCATCCAGAAGCTCAACGGAGATCTGCCGGCCAAGCAGGTCATCTACCTGGAGGGATTCGATCACGAATTCGATGAGTGCGCGTAGCCCAGTCGTGTGAGCCTGGGTCCGGTCCAGAATCCAACTGTAGAGGTAAAGCAAATGGCTGATGACTTAACATGGATCCGAGTAACGGCACGTCTGCCTGCTTTCGGCCGGAAGGTAATGCTAACCAGGGACAAGGGCGGTGGTAATCTTGTCGTCGAGTCGGGATCACGTAAATGCACTGATCAGCGCGGCGAGGTTTGGGATTCTGCAGATCGTGGGCAGGAACTGACAGATGTGACCGCCTGGGCAGCGATGCCGAATCCTGCAGCGCCGTGATCACGCCGGCTGAGAAGGATGTCCTGATCGAGAAGTGGGGGCAGCCTCGAGTCGAGCATGCGATGGTGACGCTCGATCACGCTGTCGACACTCGCGGGATCCTGCAGCCGGCTGAAGTAACCTGGGCGAGGGTGGAGGCACTGTTGAGCGCGATCTACGAGGAGAAATCATGATCAGCTATGGAGATCGAAAGCAACCAATCAGATGGAGGCGATGGCTAAAGCTCGCCTTCTTGGCCTGGGTCATCGTTGTCGTCATTGGCGTAGGGAAGTTCGCGCAAGCCGGCGAGGCTGTGCTGACCTGGACGGCGCCGACGCAGAACACTGACGGCACGCCGCTGACCGACCTGGCCGGTTTCAAGATCTACCTGGGCCAGGTGCAAGGCGGCCCGTACCCGGTGAGCGTCGACATCGCGGATCCGACAGCTACGACATTCACGGTGCCTGGCCTGACTGAAGGCCTGACGTATTTCTTTGTGTCGACGGCGTACAACAGCGCGGACCCAGTGCAGGAGAGCGACTTCAGCAACGAGGTCACCAAGCTCATACCGCCGCTGGTACCGATGCCGCCGACCATGCTGACGGTGCAGAACCTGACGGCGTTCGACATCGTGAAGCAGAAGGATAAGTACGTGCTGCTGGCCGTTGGTACAGTGCCGGCCGGCACGACGTGCGATCCGAATCAGACGGTCAACGGGCACTACGGTGTGCCGAGCGACCTGGTCGCCTGGTTCGGTAACGTGCAGCCGCCTGTGGTGGTGGCTGACTGTTCGTAAGAATGTGGGAGCGGATCCGTGCATGGCTGTGCCGATGGCTCGGCCTGTTCTGCAGGAAGGATCCGCTTGGACCAGTAGAGAACCCGAGGGTTGTGTGGAGGTTAGGACTGATGGCGAGAACAGCGACAGCGAAATGGGGAATACCGCTCGAACGTGAGAGCGGCCAGCCGGCGGATCCGGCAGACTACAAGGGCTGCGAGATTGCCCTGGCGGTCCTGGGTGGTCCGTTCTCGGTACTCCAGGACCTGGTGCCTGATGGCACGTTCGAGCTTGGGATGCCAGATCTTACGCCTGGCGACTATCAGTGCCGGTATGTGCCGATCGAGATCAATGACGACCGCGGCACCGCGGCGGTGGTTGATTTCAATATCCCGGATGACTCGCCGCTTGGCCAGGTCGACAATCCAACGGTAGAGGTGAGCGGCCCGTGATCGTTCTGTATGCACTGGCGCTGCTCCTGGTGGCGCCGGTCATCACGCTCGGGCTGTTCCTGGTGTACGCCGGCTATCGCTTCGTGCGACACAAGGGTAAGGGCATCATCGACCAGAGCGCCGGCTTCCTGGGATTCCTATTCGCGATCTGGCTGATGACCACCAGGACAGAAGAGGTTGCCGAGTGCATGCCGTTCGTGGCTATGGACCTGAGCGAGATGATACGGTGGCGGAAAGACGACGGGGAGATAACGTGATGGATTGGATTCTCGAGCACATGGGTACCGACGAGATTGGCTGGGTGCTGATCATCATTCAGTTCTTTGCAGTCGAGTTCAAGGCGCTGTTCAACAAAGAGCAGGGCGATACCTGGAGCGAGGTGCTGCGGTTTATGTTCGGCTTCTCGAAGCGGCAGACCGCGCAAGGCTGGGGGATGCGTGCACGACGCGGATCCTTCTGGGCACTGGCGGTCTGGTTCACTGGGCACATAGCATTCGGATGGTAGATTCGGGCGAGGGCGCACGGAGATCGGTCGGGGGTGGGGGCAGCCCTGACCGTGTTTGAGTATGGCAATGAACCTGGCGCAGCAGCAGGCGACCTTCACGGAAATGGAGGCCGAATGGCTGCGCCGGGATCTGCGCCGCTACGTGCCGGCAGTCTGGCCGCTGGTCGAATCGAGGCCGTTCAAGAATAACTGGCACATTGACGCCATCTGCGATCACCTGGCGTACGTCACGCTAGGTGACATCCGCAACCTGATCATCAACGTACCGCCGCGGCAAACCAAGTCGCTAACGGTCTCGGTCATCTGGCCTACCTGGTGGTGGTCCGATGAGCCTGAGGTCCAGTTCATGTACGCCAGCTACTCGCATGACCTGGCGCTGCGTGATGCGGTCAAGGCCAGGGACATCATCCAGTCGGGCTGGTACCAGGAGCGCTACGGCGGCAAGTTCTACCTGGACCCTGGTCAGAATCAGAAGGCGCGCTACGTCAACGATAAGCACGGCTATCGTATCTCGACGTCCTGCCTTGGTAAGACGACGGGCGAGGGCGGCGACGTGCTGTGCATCGATGACCCGCACAACATGGCAGATGTGCACTCGGATCCGAAGCGGCACTCTACCCTCAGCTGGTACGACAACAGCTGGCGGTCACGTCTTAATGACCCAACCACAGGCCAGAAGGTAATCATCTGTCAGCGGTCTCACGACATGGACCTGGTCGGTCATATCCTCGACGGCGAAGCCGGCCGATGGGTAGTGCTGATGCTACCGAACGAGTACGACCCGAAGCGCCACTGCCGGACGTTCACCAATCCGAAGGGCCGCGATCTCGACTACAAGGAAATGGTCGAGAAAGAAGTCGAGCCGCTGTACCAGGATGAGCGCACCAAGCCGAAGACATTGCTGAACCCGCAGCGCTTTGGCGACGAGGAGACCAAGACCGAGAAGTCCGGCATGGGCACCGTCGACTACGAGGCCCAGTACAATCAGGATCCGGAGGCCGGCGGCGGTCTGATCCTGAAGCGCAAGTGGTGGCAGAACTGGGCGTACCCGCCGAACCATCCGAAGGCCGGCGAGCAGATGCCGTATCCCGAGTGGGAGCAGATCATCACGGTGTACGACACCGCGTTCAAGAAAGGCCAGGAGAATGACTACTCGGCACGCACCAGCTGGGGGCTGTTCTGGCATTCGATGTCTGGCCGGCGGGAGGACCTGGCGCTCAACGCCATGCTGCTCGAGCGCATGAATGAGCGGATGGAGTTCGGCGAGCTTCGCGAGTCAGCGATCCGCCACGAGAAAGGCTGGAATCCGGACCACACGCTCATCGAGGACAAGGCGAGCGGCATCAGCCTGATCCAGGAGTTCGAGGCCGGCGGGATCCCGGTGTGGAAAGTGAAGGCCGGACCTGAGGACCTGCCGTATCGAGCGCACATGGTCTCCGGGATCCTGCGTGCCGGCAGGATCTGGTACGTCTCGAGGGACTGGGCATTCGACGTGATCAGCCAATGCGCCAAGTTCCCGATGGTCGAGCACGATGACCTGGTCGCCACCTGCGTCATAGCCTGGGCATTCATGCGGCGAATGGGTGACATGGAGCTACCGGACGACGAGAAGGCCAACGAGCTTAGCCTCTGGACCAGGCCGAAGCCGAAGTCGCCGTATGGCTGATTGCTGGCTGCTCCATGTACCGACAATCGGCGAGCGGAAGTTCGTGAGATCGCGATCAGGCGTGAACCCTTCTTCGCGATTGCGTCAGCAGTTCGGGTTAGAAATGGCCCTGATCAAAGCCGAGGATTTTGAAGCTGGCTGGTCTACGCATCCAGCGTACATCGCACCAGATCTATCGAACGGCAAGAACGGCAGATGGCTTAAGGATGTTCGCTTCGAGCGCTTTGAGAAATTCCTTGCTGAGAATCAAGTCATCGAGATGGCCAACATCCACATCAATTCATACGACGGGCGCATTGGATTCAGGGACGGCCGCCACAGGACTCGAGTGCTGTTGAACCTGGGCATGGAGGCCATACCCGTGACCATGCCAAAGGCCTCTCTGGATCATCTCAAGCGGTGCTATACTGACCTGGCCCAAGCGAAGCAGGTGCCGGAGGTCCGGAACACACCAATATCTCCAGGCACTTAGGCACCAGGCGGCGCCGGATCCCGCAAGCTCTCCGGTGCCGCTTTTTGAGGAGCACAACATGGAACCACGCCGAAGCGGTCTGGTACATACGTGGGATGCGCCGAGGCGCTGCTTTCAGTACTCATTCATCCCGCGGTACAACGAGACTCTCGAAATCACTGAACTGCCGTTCAGCAGTATCAATCCACCTACGCCTGGCAATCGCCTGGCCATCGATGAGCTACCGCCCGAAGTCGCGGCCGAGATCAACATGTCGATGGGCCATGCCGGCATGCAGTACTACACGCTGACCTGGTGGGAGCGCTGCCTGGTGAATGTTCGCTCTTGGGGTCCGCGGCTGAACCTACACCGCAGGATCTGGATAGCCAAGCTGGAGATCAAGCGCAACCAGGTTCGCATCGCCGGCATCGGCATTAAGTACTTTTTCCTGAAGCTGCCACTGAAGCTGAAGCTCGCACGTAACTGGCTGCGGCTGCGCTGGCAGGACTTCAAGATCGCGATCCTCGATGCGCTGATCGGTGATCGCAAGTGAGCCGCACCGAGAAGTTCATCAGTGAAGGTGAGATCATGTTCGCACGGAGCAACGCGATCGTAGCGATGGAGGCAGTGCGCAGTTCCTGGCGTGAGATGTCCGATGAGTGGAAAGCGTACACGGGCGGCTGGTGCCTGGCGTACAGCATGAAGCTCGACAAGACCCTGGCCGTGTTCGGTGTGAAGCTCGAGGATGATCCCGAGCTTGAGCGCCACCTGAGCAAGATGTATGAGCAAGCCTGACGCCGTAGGCCGCATGCTGACGGCAGACCAGAAGACCATACTGGCGCTTTCGAACCTGAAGCCGACGATGACATCCGATCTCGAGTTCCGCGACAGCCTCCTGGAACAGTACAATCGAAAGGGCGACCTATCGGCGAAACAATGGCACCATGCCAGGCAGCTAGTGAAACGCTATGTCCCTGACAAGTAGAGCACCAGAAACCGAGCGACGTAAGAAAGCAGCTGCCCAGGCCGATCGGATCTCTGGCCGGCACGGCGGCCGGGTGCCGCTCGCCTACTGGCAGAAGTGTTTCCTAATTGATGTCGAGCCGGATCCCGCGGCGCCATACGTCTCGAAGGTAGGCAAGACAACGTACATCGACACCAGGCATCCACAATACACGCGCTGGCTGGTAGGATTCGTGAAGGGTGCAGCTAACGCGGTCGACGATGCGATCAAGCGAAAAACCAACTAAGTGGATCGGTGGACTTGCGGAGTGGACCGACGAGACCAC